AATACATTACTCGATTGGTAATCCTTTTTTCTAATCTTACTCATTACTTTGTCATTATGCCTTTTAGCTTATTAGCTGAAACGCCATTTACTATTGTACGATTAATCATTGGATGGAACTCATCTTCTGGTCCGAAGTCGCTATCTGGATGAAAAGCAATTACATTCATAGGAGCATCAAATGTTTGAAATGCGTGTTGTCCTATTGCGTATAGTTCGCCATCTAATCCTTTATCATACAATACGCCATCCCAAGCTTTAATAACAAATATCATCTCAGGCTCTAAAGGTAAATTTCCAAATGGTGTAATACATTCCCCGTAACCAGATGCAACTATTCCAATTCTATGTGTAGGGTGTGTATGTTGTGTTTGATTAATCTCAGGTGGAAAATGCAAATGATTTAAACAAGGTTGCCCTTTCTTTACAGGAGATATTAATAAACTATCAGTACATCCGTCAATATATTTTAATCTTCCTTTATCTTCAATTGGACCGCCAAAAGTTGGATATGCTTTATAGTTAGATGTCTCGTAAAACTTTTTATTAAGTACCTCAATTAAAATACAACTGCCAATAACATTAGTTGAAAAATTAAATTCATCTGACAAACTAAAATACATATGACTATTTAACTCTATAGGGTTTAGCCATTTTCTATTAATAGTTACGTTGCCGCTATATACATATCCATAATAAGAATAGTTTTTATTTAACTCAGCACCTACTCCATTAATTACATTATAGTATCTAATTGGATATGTTTCATTATTTGAATCATCGAATATCAATCCGCTATCAGATTTTCCAAAACTTATGAATGCGCTATTTTCTTTTCTCATTGTTTTATTTTTTATTTTGATAAATTCTAATTAATTCCATTATAGCTTCTTCTGTTTTTTCAAACAAAAATTCTCTTTTCAATTGGTTTATTACATCCAAAAGTACTAATTTATTTTCGTGCAACATTACTATTTCAAATAATGAATATCCTTCATCTGTAATTTTAGGAGAACTATCTTTGCTTTCATCGATAGTGTCATCTATAGTTAGCAGTTCATCGCCTATGCTATTGGTCCATACATCTAATCCCCACTCGGTTAATTCTTCTGCATCCCAATTATTAGCTAGGTCATCCCAATCCCATTCTCCATAGCCTACGTTATCCTTAACTATAAACTCCTTTTGTTGCTGCTCGGTTAGTTCACTAGCTTTTATGATTGGTATCTCTTTAAGTCCTGCTTCCTTACAAGCCTTTAGTCGCATATTGCCACCAAGTACAACCATATCGTCATTAACTACAATAGGTCTTAGGTTTAGCATCTGGGGAAAGTCGGTAATAGACTTTACTAATTTTGCAAACTTATCATCCTTAATTATTCTGGGATTGTTTGGGTTTGCTTTTACTGTGTTGATTGGTACGTTTTGTATCATAGTATGCCGTTAATTATATCGTTTGCTTCGTCTATTGCGTCTTCTTGGTCAAGATAAGTGTCTACGTCTGCTATGTGTTTATTGATTAAAGTTTCTGCCATAGCATAGGTGTAGTGTCCTATCGTGGTCATATCGTCTCCGTTTTTACCCGTTTTACATACCGCAAGGAAGTAAGCTTTGTGGGTTAAGAGTAGCCATATAGCGTTTAGCTTTCTCATCTGCCTTGACCTCTATATGCTTTTTCTCTGGGCGTGTGCTTATTAAAGGACTTCTTTGCAGAGCCTCTTTTGCGTTTGCCAAAGCTAACTTTGTTATTGTTCTCTTTAATCTTTGCCATAATTCTTTGCGTGTATGTCTTTTAGGAACTCTTTATATTGTTTTTTGTCTCCGTATTCTATGTGGCACTTCCTACATAAACCCATTAGGTTTTCAATCGTGTCTTTATCTTTGCTGCCACCCATTCCCCTTGCCTCAATATGATGTATGTCTACCGCTTGTGAGCCACACACTTCGCAAGGAATAAAGTCCGTTTTTTTATACCCCATTCCCTGCAAATAAATTTGTGTGTGTTTCTGCATACTTTCCCCATTAAATTTTCCGTTGATTAATAATTAAAAAATTTAAGTATGCAAATTATTTTCCGTCTATTTCTTTTAGTTTATTAATTGCCCATTCAACCCCACTCGTACCGCCCCACGCATCCCAGGCAATTCCGCCACAACCTTCGCTATAAGGAACGTCTTTATGTTGTTGATGTCTTTTAAAGGAAGCCATACGGGCAATCGTATCTCTACTAATTGGCTCACGATTTGCCAACTGTCTTGCCCTTGCTTTTCCCGTTGCTTCAAGACAAGAACCCCAACCATTTTTTTCTGCCCATTCTATTGCCCTCTTTGCGTTATTACTAGCTGATTCTGGATAGTCATTATAAGATTCAGCAAATTTGCCACCTGCAAGGATAGCTTTCCAAACTTGCATAGCTTTTTCCTCGGTCTCGTATATGCAACCGCCTGAGCCGATTTTGTATTTTCCGTTAGAACATTTAATTACTGGCATAGTTTACTATAAATATACTTTCTGTCTAAATTTATTTCGTCAAAGTTATATTTCTTTTGGCAGAAGTCAAATAGTTTCTGACCGCTTTCCTTTCTCATATCCGCATCGCTTACTAAATCTCTTATATGTTTGTACCAATCCTTCTGGCTTTTAACGTAATGTACCGGCATATCTAAGTAAGGATTGACGTGGCTAACTATAGCAGGGTTCTTTTTAGCAGCCGTTTCCAATACCTTTAAATTTGACTTCATAGCGTTAAACTTGTTATCTACCAATGGGATAATTGAAATATCGCTATCGGTGTAAGCACCCATATATTCAGTAACCTTTGCGTAGTTATATATGGTAGGGTTAAGCTTTAGCCCACAAGTAAAGCTATCAATCATTTTATCCCAAATAGGCTTTTCCCCATCATTGTAACCTGCAATAACAGTTCTAATGTTCATACCTTGTAATCTTTTAAACGGCTGCCTAAGTATCTCTAAATCTCTTTCGTGTGTTCCGCTACCTGACCAGAATAACCTTACTTTGTAATCTTCGATTTTATTATCTTGGAACTGCTCTTGCCCATATGGTAATGCATTTGGTAAAATATGAATGTTTTTATTATAAGTAATTATTTCGTTTGCTAATCTTTCGTGGGTACAGGTACAAAGGTCTGCTATCTCTATAAAGTCTGTAATTAGTTTGGGTATATTATTTAGCTTATATCTTAAATACAATAAATGGCTTTCGTTAAGTTCCCAATGGTCATCGTTATCAACTACTAATTTAAAGCCGTATTTAGTACGCCAAGCATCCATTTGCTTTGCGTTTATTTCGTTTAGCATTCTATTCATTAATACTATATCCCATCCCTGCTCTAGTAGTTCGTCATTTAGTACATCTGTAATAAGTGCATATTCTTTTTGTAAGTGCACTATTGGCATCATTATTCTATGTAACCCAACTCCGCTATTTGCAGATGTTATACAAAGTATTCTCATTTTGTTTTTTTAGGTTGCTGCTCATACCAAGTGTAAAGCCTTTTTATCATATCGAAAATACAATTACCGCACCAAACTGTTAAGATAAAATCTGCACTCATATACTTGCGATAAATATGTTCGTACATTTTTAAAATGTCTAAATCTATATTACGCACATATCCATTTTGGACCGTATGCCAATTTCCAATGTGTTCGTCTAAAAATTTGCGGTGTTCTATTTCCATAAGTTCCACATTAGTTTTGAAAGTAAAGGAGCTGCAACTCCCGGTATAAATACAAACGCAATAATATCGGTACATATTGCAGGTAATAAATATAAAGCCAATCCTGTCCAAGCTGCTAAACAACTCGTGCAACTAAAAGGCTTAAAATCTAATTTCCACTTTCTATGAAATTGGTGTATCTCTACAAAGAAAATTGCAAAGCATATCGCTGCTATAATTATCATTTGCGTAATTGTTTTTTAAGTTCTCGTTTAGTTAGTTTAAGTTCCCTATGGATTGACATATACGGGATGCCTGTAACCCTGCTTAGTTCTTTAGCGTTGCAGTTATGCTTGATAGCGTATACTCGTAATAGTTCCGCTTTGTACCAATGCATCTTAGATAACTCATCTTCTACTTTGTCAAGCAATTCTTCGTCTCTATCGTGTACTATCAATTCTACTTCTAAAGGTTTTCGGTATGTGCGATAAAATTGGCTAGTGTTACTTTGCATCATATTAATCATAGTGCGAACTAAATAGAACTTTAATACATTACGGGTGCGCATATCAATTAATCGTTCTTCTTCCATTTCGCATAGCACCTTAAATATTTCGCTTCTTAAATCTTCTCGTAAATCTTCAGGCTGCATCTTGTCTATTGCTTCCTTTAGTTCTCGGCTTTCCCAAAGTTCTAATATGATGCTATTCTTGTTCATATTCCTTTAGGATTAATTTCCCGTTTTCTTCGGTTGCTATGTAACAAAAACAATTTGCCGTTTTTGCTAAATTTAAAAAAGCTATTTGGTAGCTGCTAAGTTTGTCTCCTATTGCTTTAGTCTCGCAATATACCGCTACTCCTGTTTGAGTATGAAATCCTACAACATCTGGCACTCCTTTTAAACCTATAAAGGTGCGACCTCTAACCGCTAAATTGTTATTACGCCATACAAAGCATCCGTTTTTATTTAGCTTTTGGATAGCTTCTTTTGTTAGTTCGTTTGCGGTCATATTACAAAACTATATTAAGAAAATGAAACTTTACCAAATTTTATTTGTTCATCAAAAAATAAAGCTACGGCAACTGCTCTAGCTTGGTTCTTTAACCATTGCTCAGTCCATTCGTCTCGGTACTGCTTTGCACTTATGATGTCCATTTTATTAGCCTTATAGGTAATAATCTCCATAAGTTTCTTTTTAGCAAGTGCGCCATCTTCTTTTGTCCATACCTTAATGCCTGAGCTATTAAGCTTTGTAAATACGGATAAAGGATTAAACAACCTGTCAAAAGTTCTATTTTCCAGAACCTTGTATTCTTGGTATGAGTAATCAATTATTTCTAAATCAGTTAAGTGAGGTATTGCTTCTACTCGTTCTTGTGGCATCATTTTTCTTACTTCGTTTGCTTTTTTCTTATATCTGTCCATTACCTGACTAAAATAAGCAGGGCTAAAATTCTGGTAGTGGTCGATAAAGTCATTGGCTACCATTTGCTTAAACGCTACTTTTATTTCGTTTATTGTATAGTTACCGTATTGGCTTCTTATCCAATCTTCTAATAAAGCTAACTTAACTTTGTCTGGCATAACATTAATACCTACTAGCTGCATTATGTAAATAAGGTTTTGATGCAACATTATTTGGTTTACGTTTCTAACCCTATCCCCCGAAAATGCGGTCATAATCTCCTGCTCCATAGGTAGTAGCGTTAATGAGGTTGTATCCATCAAGGTTAAACTGTTCTCCTTTTGTAAGTTTTCGTTGATTATTTGTAGTTCCTTTTGCATATAATTTAGCGTTATTTATCCAATTATTTACGGCGTGTGTCCAACTTTTCATAGGATTTTTACCGACTTTCCATCCGTTGCTTTCGTAGTAATTTACGAATTTTTCGGCTTCAATCTTAGCTTGGTCTACTCCT